CTTTTGATGCTTTTAAAAAAGCTTTTCCAAGTCCTTTAATTGCTGATATTCCCATATTTATATATTTGGATAATAAGTTTTCGGTGTAATATACGTACTCGCCGCTGATCCATCCTCCGCTAATGCTCTTGCTAATTCATCTTCATATATTAATTTACATTCTTGTACTCTTTGCGGTGCAAATTTCATTGCTAAATAATATGCTAATCCTGAAACCATACACGGCACAAATCTATAAGGTGCATCACTTGCATTTGTATAAGCTCCTGCATCTTGAATTCTTTTTACATAATAAACATTTAAAAAATTACTTGCTGCTGTAGCATTTGGTAATGGAAAAATAGTTATAGTAACTTTATCAATAAATCTTTGAACCCAGAATTGTGATGGTGTTCCTTTAGATGTTTTGTTTGCTGTTGCAGAATATGTGTCTCTTGCAACTTTCGTTAAACCAATATCTGATTGATTGGTAGTATTATAATTTTGTCTGTAAGTGCAATTTAAAATATCTGTAATACCGTAGACATTTGCTGTAGGCACGGTTGTAGCTTGTGGTGGTTCTCCTCCTCCAGGAACATCTGTTGAGTTTCTGTAAAAAGTATAAACACCAGAGCCTTCTGCTGTCGCGTCGATATTGGTTGTAGACCCTTCTACTAAATTTATATTAGTATTTCCTACTTCCCAAAAATGTATTCCTCTATTACCCCATTCTTGAAAAAGAATATTTAATGATCTTCTTGCAGTTTTTATTTGGTGACCTGCAGTTCCAACCAGACCAATTCTTTCGTATGCATCAGAAATTATTTCATCAATAGAAAAATCCTGATCAAAAGAGTAAGACGAGGATGTTGTATTCGCCATTAGTTACTCCTTAAAATGTTCCGACTACGTAACAAAAATCACAATTAGTTAGCACAACGTAACAACCTTCGTCAGCATAAATACCAACACCTGGTAATTTAAACTCTTGAACTTCATTAGCTGCTGTTGCAAACTTACCATGAAAAATTAATTTTTTTGCTGTAGCGCCAGAACCAATTTCATTATAAATTTTTATTTCAGCATCTGAATTTGAAGCTTGTCCATAAACAGTCATAACCTGAGCTTTAGTAATATTTATTGCAGCACCAGTGCTTGTGTTTAGTTTTTGAAGCTGTCCGCTCGTAGTTAAAACTATACTTTGTCTAACCTTTGAAATAGATGACATATATTTTCTCCTTAAAATTTAAGTGTGGGCCGAAGCCCACACTAAATTATTTATTACTCAGTATCTGAAGAACTTGAGATTCCAAATACTTTTACTTTAATAACTGTATCACTTCCAGGATCTCCTGATAGTGTAACAGTTAAAGTAGCTGGCGCAGCAGTTGCTGCAACAGCAGCTCCTCCAAGAGCTACTAAACCATCTGTACCATTACAAGCAAAATGACCTTTGAAACCTGCTGAGTTTGCTGCAACGTTAATACCATCTAAGTATCCGTCTGTGTCCCCAGTAACTCCTAAATCTGCAATGTTAACTGCGTTAGTAGATGCTGTAGTAACAACAACAACCGCAGAAACAGCTATGAAGTTTGTAGGTAGCGTATCAGTGCTAGTTCCAGTAGTTGCACCATTTGCAACTGTTAGGCTTTTTTCAATTACTTCTAAACCAATATCAGTAATTTTTGCACCTGTAGTAGTGTTAAAGTTTACTATATCAAAACCGTTTTCTGAACGAACCGGTCCTTTAAATGTAGTATTTGCCATAATTATATCCTCCTAGTTTTCCGAACGTAGTCTCTAGGCCGTCGACTATACTCGTCTACGTTCTAATTAATTGTATAGTAATAAAACTATATACTACATTTTAGTAGAGCGCAAGGTAGCCTGTAATGTGAATTGAATTTATTCAACGATGTAGCTTTTTATTAAGTAGCTACAGAAACTTGTGGGGCAGCGTCT